TAATACCATTTTGGGTAGCTTTAATTCCTACGTTTCTTAATTCAACGCTGTCATCGTTAGCTAATTCAATAAATAATAAAGGTTTTCTTTTTGCAAATATAAGCAAGTCTCTTTTTAACTCGCTGCTACTTAAATTATCTACTTCATTACCATACTCTACTCTTAAAATTCCCTCTGCTTGTGCTATGTCTAGCTCTTTGGCTAGCAGTAGAGCGTCAATCTCCATGTTAATCCATTGTAATTCATCTACAGACTCTTGTACTGGATTATACTCTTCATACAATTTGTCTCGATGAGGATAGTATAACGATAATAACTTTTGAAGAACTTGATTTTCCTTAGGAACTCTAAGCATGCCATTTCTAAAAACAATTCTCCCTAAAGTAGCTGTTCCTTTTTGATCTTCTACAAAAGGAGACCTCATATTAGTGGCGTATCTTAGCTCTTTTTGTTCATTTTCAATTGGGTCAAAATAAAGTAATGGTTTTTTAGGTGTATGTCTTGTGTTCATAGAATACACCAACGGCGATTGATTACCTTTTAATGTATACAATCTATCTTTAATTTCCCACGTTGGTTTTGTGGGTTGTACTGGAGCAGCAACTTTTGTCACTACTTCTTGTTGAGGTGCAACCTCAATTGTTTCTGCTGTAGCTTTTTTAGCCATAATATAATATAATTAAATAATTGATAAAAAGTAATAATTACCCCCGTCAATACAACGAGGGTAATAATTACAGTAATTTACTTGACTTATATAGTAGTCTTAGTTAACAATACAAAGTTGTTAGCAGCTTGAGTTACTAAACATCTTTCAGATAAGAAATGAACATTCATTTCATCCGCAGCTGTTGTGTAAGTTCCGCCAACAGATCCAGTGATCCAAGACTTCATTCTACGATCGTCAGCTTCAGAAGCTCTATAACGAGTATGTAGGAATGGTCGTTGAATGTTTGAACCTAATTGCTGATCGTAAACAGTTGATACTCCAGCAGGTACAAGTACACCTTCCACATCAGCAATAAGTCCACGAGTTGTAGAATCATTTAGATATTTCCAGTCAGTCTTATAAAAGTCATAAGATCCTCTACGGAATCCACTAAACCCTAAGTTAAGAGCCATATCTTCGGAATTTTCAAATACCCCGTAAGATGTACCATTAGCACCGTAAGAATTTTGCGCAGCCAGCATATTATCAAACTCTAAAGCTTTTTGGCGATCTAAGAAAAGCATGTTCTCTTCAATTGCACCTTGCTTATCAAGCTCAGCTAAAATAGTATCAAATTCTGCAATACCATTACCATCAAAATCAGAATTGTTGTAAACTAATCCACGACTTTTAACAGCAGCGAATAAACCTTCGGACCCAGTTAATGATGCCCCTGCAGCATTAATGATTGGCACTGCAGCAATTTCTGCTTCAATCATACTCATTTCTAAGTAATCGTCAAAACGTAATCTAGCTTCATGCTCAGACTTTAGATACCATAAGTACCCTCCAGTTCCAGCTTCAGTAGTAACTTCAACCCATCCAATTTGAGCAGTATCTGATCCACTTACAGAATACTTATCTCTTAAGATAATTGGCTTATTGTTAAAAGGTGTGAATGAAGCGTCAATAGAAGCACCCCCATCTTGTGATTTTTTTCCATATTCAGATCCGTAAACAAAAGACCTAAGAGTTGCTGTAGCTTGTCCCTCAGTTTCAATAGCACTGTTTAAGGCCGCTTGTGCTCCGTAACATGCTACAGTAACCTCGTTCTCTGTTCCAAGTGGTACAGTTCCTACTGATTTAACAAATGCTTTGTCCACAGTAATTCCGTCAGATGTTGATACTACAATAGTCATCCCAGCGCTAATCAAATGCCCAGCAGGAAATACTAAAATAGTACTAGAAGCAGCTTTTACAGCCACGTTGTCATAAGCAATGTGCAATCTTCCTTGTTCTGACCAAGTTACTGTATCAGAAGCCATAGGCATTTCTGCTCCTACCATACGTAAAAAGCCTGAGATTGTTCTGTTTCCAAAACGCTCTACTTCTTGCTCGTACACTTCTGGTAAGAATTGTTTTGTAAAGTTAAAGTCATTACCTGCAATAGACAGGTAGTTGTCGTTAAATGTCGTCTTATTGGGACGAGGTGTTAAATGATCTAATTGGGCCCCGGCTGGTGTGCCTGGGGGAATTCCAAATTGTCCTGTTGCCATAATTTTTAATTTTTAAATTTGTTATTTTCTAATTTTTACTTTAAATTGAGAAACATCTTTTCCGTTTACAGCTTTAACTGTCCAACCATTAGAAGCTGTAACTTGTTCATGAGTCCCTCTCGGAGCCATATCTACATTCTTCGTTCTAGCCATACTCTCTTTCATTGCATCAGCCTTGCCTTGCTCATAAAAGTGTTGTGCAACCATATCCGGGTTATTAGCTGTAAATAACGATTTGTGGTAACCTTTTGCATCTGATATTTCATTTTTGTCATCCAAGAACTTCTTGATAAAATTGTTAATATCGCTTTGGCTACTTTTAACCTCATCTGCATTTTTTACGTTAAACCTATACTTTTTGTCTCCAACAGAATAATCAAAACCTTTGAAATCCTTATTAAAGACTGTATTTGTTTTATTTAAAAACGCAGACTTTTGCTTTTCAGCTAATTTAGTTGTTTGCTCTTGCTCTTTATTATATCGGTCAAAGAACGAAACCGCTTTTTGTTGTTCTGGATTTAATTTAGATCCAGCTTTAATCTCTTCGTAATATTTGTTTTTTTGTGAGTCTAAATGATTTTTAGCTTTTAAAAGCTCTTCTTTCCAAGCCAGCTTTTTACGCCTAACCTCTCTTTCGTCATCTAGTTCCTCGTCAAAAGTAAAATTGTCTTCCATTAAAAAATCTACGTCATCTTTGCTTAAATGCTTTTTTGTCGATGCGTAGTACTCTTTTAACAGCTGATCTTCATTTAATAATGAATAATCCGTGTTTAGCCTTACGTAATCCTCTAAGTCTCCTCCGGTTTCATTAATAAATTCAACTACTTTTTGTATATTTTCAGGTAAATCAATTCCACTAGTTACTTGTTCTTGAACTGCTTCTTCAATTTCTTCTTGTAATTCCTGTGCTTGTTCTACAACCTCTTCTTCGGTTATTTCTTCTAAAGCTTGAAATTCTTCTGGCTCAGCAGCTTCCGCTACAGGCTCTACAATTGGCTCAACTTCAGCTTCCACTAAACCTTCTGGCTTTTCGGTTGCACTAGTTAAGTCAAGCTTAAATGTACCGTCTTTGTCTTTTGTGGCTACTGGTCCGGTTTCTTCCGGAGTAACCTCTTCTTGTACCTCAACCACGGGCGCTTCTTGCACTTCCGCTAAAGGCGATTCTTGTTCTTGTTCTTTCATGATAAAATATTATATAATTAGTACTCTATTATTATTACTTAGGGTCAAAGGAACCTAAGCCAAATCCACCGCCCATTATGTCATTACCTGATGATTCAAAGTTTTGAGGAGGTGTATTATTTTTTCTTTGTTCTATTAATTCGCTTTGCTGAGTAGCTTGTATTTTTGTTCTATCGTCTTTTCTGTCTTCTTTATAGCTTTCCTGAGACTTCTTTACTGCCACTTGGCCTTCTTGCAATTTTAAATTAATTTGAAATTCGTAAGCCATTAGCTCTTTTTTAAGCTGAGCTTCTTGCATAAGCTTTTGTGTGTCAAACTGAGACTTTGCTTGCTCTACTTGTATCTTACTCTGAGCTATTGCTTGCTCTTTTTGAACGGATAGTTGTGCAGCTACCTGTTGACTTTGCTGATTTGCTTGAGCCTGAGCTTGAATGTTTTGCTGTTGCATCAATTGATCTTTTTCTTGCTTTTTCCGGCGTCTTAGTTTTAAAACTTGGTTAGCTAGCTTTAGATTTCGTATTTCTCTAACGTCTATAGCGTCTTCTAAGTCAATTGTTTTTTGAGCTAAAGCAACTTGAATGTTGTTTTCCAATACAGCTTTCTCTTCTTCATCAGGGGTCAATTCAATAAATATACCAAAGTCATATAAGTGCAATGTAGAAATCTCTTCAAGAGTAGCTACGTTGTGAACACCTATTTTTTGTATAAACGCTTCTCTCGTAGGCGAGTATTCAATTATGTCTGATATTCTTAAAGATATACCCTCAGCTAAATCCGCTGTTAAGTATAACCCACTAGTTAATATGTGTCTTGTAGCTGTATTAGAATTTGCTGCAGCTATTTTTTGGACCCCAACTAATGCTTTAGGATCTGGAGTAGAACCATCTCTTGCTTCATTTAATCCGGTAGTATCCCGAATCATCTGCATGTAATAGTTATACGTAGTAATTAAAGACTGCAATTTAGCACCGCCTGATCCACTAGATAACTCTTGAATAGGAACTTTGCCAGGGTTCATATCCCCTTCTTGTGTGAATGACCTACCAATAACGGATCCTGTTTGGAAAAACATATTTAATGCCTCCTGCGGATTATAATTCGTACCATTGCCTAAGTCAACCTCAGCCAATCCATCTGCATCAAGATAAACCCCGTCAGGAACAAGTCTTGACATTACTTGTTGTAATTTTAAATGAGTTAACTGAATCATATCAGCAAACCCAGTTATTCTGCTTACTAAAGATTCAATCCTGCCTTTGTACATTCTAGGAGCTGTTATACTATAGTTCATTTTAACTTTAGTATAATCACTTTTTGGCCGCATCATATTTTTTGCCATTTCCCACTTTAAAAGTTTATCAGTACCAAGTATTAAAACTCCTTCGTATAAAACCTCTAAGGATCTTGACATTTTACCAAATACTTCTTCTAGCATCTCAACAGGAGGATCAAATTGATCGTCTCTTAGCAATATCTTAGATGCGCCAGTGGCTGTTTCTTTAACCTTATAAACTTCATTCATGTAAGTTTTAAAATTAAAATACAAAACCTGCACTGTGTTTGAATCCGTTTCGTCGTAATTTGTTAAACTTCTATTATATGCCCCGTTGTTTTGGTAAGATGTTTTTGATATAGCTTGTAATTCGCCTTCTGTTAAATTTGGAAATTCTTTTTTAAGTTCGTTTAAATGTACGTTTTTTACTTCCCCTACGTAATATATGTCATCAAAATAGGGAGAATCAGTTCTTGAATAAATTAAGTTAGCGGGATCAACGTATTCGACCTTAACGCCTTCTGATTTTGTAAATGTATTTTTAACAGCTCCAATTCCTAAAACAGCAAGATCATAATTTACTCTTTTTCTGGTTAATTCATATTTATTACCATCCAGTATAGTGTTAATAGCTACCTCTTCAGCAATCTCTACGTTGTCCTTATAGGACATCTGCATGTGAACCTCTAGTTCTTCTTTAGATTCGGGTAATTCATTTTGATCGTTTTCAAATAAATTCATACCTAGTTCTTTTTCTACGTATTGATTTATTTCCTTTGTCTGCATATCCCTAATTAAAGACTCCATATATGCCGTTCTCTTATTAACGCCGTAGGGGTCTTGTGAATAAGCCTTAATGTCATAAACTCTTTCTGAAATACCATTTACAACAATATCTATAAACTTTGGTATAATAGGTACAGGCTTCCAGTCTAAATTCAAATAAGATAAATCCCCGTTAATTGATAACTCATCTTTGTATTTTTGAATTGGCTGCTCGCCTCGAGCATATAACCTTAATCTATGAAACGTATTTTCGTTACTTTGATATCTTGCGTTCCCGGAATCCGATTTAAACCACTCGTCTTGAATAGCCCTGCCTACTTTCAATCCATACTCTGGAGAAATTTTTTCGGCATCACTAGCAACTTGACTAGGAAAAAAACTTTTTACAACTGACTCAGCCATACTTATTCTATTATTTTCGATGTTGAACCGCTATTTGTAAACTTAGCGATTTTTAAATTTATCTTTTGTTTTTGTATTTGACCAATCGGTCTATACAAGTTTTTATTGCAAGCCATAGCTGCTAATCCTGAGCTAATTGCTGCATCAAATTTTGTCCTATTGTTAATATCAAATCCAGCCCAATCATTGAGGGTATCTGTAAAATACATATCTCCATAGTCCCCATTTTCTTTTAATCCTACATATTTATCTATATACGATTCAATTGCCGCTGCGTGAGCTTGCTTTATATCTTCACTTGAATTAGGTATTCCTCCTATTTCTTTTTCAGCAACTGAAAGCTTGTTCCAAAGTTTGTCTGGCCTATTCATTGAATAACCTCTATAGCCTCTTCTTTTAAAATAATACAAAAGTCTAGGCTTATTGTTTTCACACAATAAAGGCATTCCGTAAAATACGCAAGCCATTAATACATCTTCAAAAAACATTTCAGCAGTTTGCGGTCTGGCTATGTATTCTAAAAAGAATGAATTTGGAGGAGCGTCCTCCATGCTAAACTTAGTTAGCCCGTGCAAAGCACCTTTGGATCCATTCCCCCCAACTGTTCCTGATATATCATAGCTATCACATCCAAAGGCTCCCATGTGGTCATTCCCTGGATACTTCACGCCATTTTTTGTTATTTGTTTATTCTGTAAATTTGCTCCGGGCACCCAGCTTATTTTAAACCGGCCCTGAGCATTAGGGGTAAATAAAACTTTAGAGTCTTTTATGCCATTTTCCCAGCTAAAACTTCCGGTTGTTATAATTGCTGTATTTCTTAAATCTTCGTTATAATCTATCTGTTCGTATATTTTTGCTAAATTAAATATACTGTTTTTTGTTTCATCTCTAAAAGCGTGCTCTTCTGTGCGTGGAAACTGCCTGTAGAATTCATTTAAAGCATCCTGATCCCCTTTTAGACCGTCAGCTTCATTATTCCAATGCTCTATAATCCCGATGTCTATAACGTCCCCGTGTGGGCCTACTACTTTTTCTATTGGTGTATCAAAAACAGGGTGGCCATATTCATCTATAAAACCCTCGTAATTCCATTCCATTGGAATAAATAAAGAATATAAACCAGAAGCTGTTTGTCCGTTTCTGTTTCTTTTTGTTACATTAGAATTTCCGTATAGCTTTTTGAAGTTGGATCCTCCTTTATCTAAAGCGTTTGAAGTTGAACCCATCATACACTTGCCAATAATTCTAGAGCCTAATCGTAAACACGTTTTTGTTACTCGCCAGTTATTTAATATATTATCTGGTCTTTCCCACTTTCCACTTTCATCGTGTACTAGTAATTTTAATTTTTCTCCATCATAGGAGTTGTCGCCAGTGTTTTTCCAATCTATTGTGGTATCGAGCCCTTCAAGGACTTCGGTGCTTTGTTTGTTTTGGATTGATTTTCTAGTAAGTCTTGAGGCTGGTATCCTGTAAGCCAGTTCGGTTTTTGGGCGGTCCATACCGTCTTGTATTGGTTTGAAAAAGAACGGATAGTTGACAGATATGGGTACGACTTTATCCGTAAACATTTTCTTCGCATCGGAGCCAGATTTGGACAATATTCCAAACCGTGCGTCACTTGATATTGTGGCCAGGTTGACTGTCTCTCCCGAAGCCATAAACGAAAAACCTGAACGTCTGTTCTTGAGATATGACATTCCGTAACACCTGCTGTCCGCTTTGCAAGCTTCCCAGAATATAAAGAATAGTCTATTGGCTTCCCTAAATTCTGGTTGCCCAACGTCAATTTTGCTCCACTGCAAGTACATAAAGTGAGTACCAGTAATGTAAGTAGCCACGCTTTTATTACTGAACC